CATTGCAAATCGCTGGTGATTTGGTGACTGCAAAATAATTGTAAAATAATTTGCAGCCCCTGTTGACACCCAAAATAAGCTATGCCATAAAGGGTCATCAACAACGGGGCTGCGGCCCACACTAACGGAGCAAGACGATGATCATCGAAACCAACGCAAACCAGTTCTTCAAAGTCACCGACACTGGCCTCGCTCACGCATGGAGCGGTGTCGCTGTTAAGAAAACCAGCAAGGGCTGGGAGCCAAAGAAAAACGCCAAGATCGTTTTGGTCCGTAAAGCCTTCACCACCATCATCGCCAACTAACCCAACAGGGGGCTTCGGCCCCCACCCCCAACGAGGAGAACGACAATGTTGAATTTCACCCCAGCCCCTGACCTGAACGCCCTTACTGATTGGGAATTGTCTGATGAACTGGGCCGTTTGCATACACTGCATGCCGCCATTGCTAAAAAATTGGAAGCAGCCAAAGAGCGTTTTAAGGCTCGCGGTTTGAAGGATGTGTCAGGTTTGCACTATAACGTGACAGTCGGCGAAAGCACTAAATGGGTGCTGGATCAGAAGGGCATCCGCGCTGAGTTTGGTGAAGCATGGTGCGATAAGCGGTCTGCCATCATCACCAGCCAATCCCTGCGCGTTAAGCCTACTGTGGCAATCAAAGAAGAAGTGGCTGCGTGATAATTAATTTTATCAAGCGAATCAAAACCGCAAGACGGGCCTCGCGCCCGTTTTGTCAGTCATTGGTTGTAGTGCGGAACCCGCAATTCAAAACCAGTCCCCGCTTCATTACCGTTTACAAGGCAAACAATCATGGCAATCAAGATAACGCCTGTGGAAACTGATCAACCCGTTTCGGTCCCAGTTATCCGCAAAACCAAAGCAAGGCCGCCACAGGCCGTTTCTATGGCTTCGGACGCTACTCCAAAGAAGCCTCGCGGGTTTGCCGCAATGTCCCCAGAGAAACGCCGGGAAATATCCAAGCGCGGTGGGCATGCTTTGAAAGATACTTATACATTTCAAAAGAACCCAACATTAGCTGCATCTGCTGGTCGTGCTGGCGGTAAAGCGAGCAAGCGCAAAAAGGCGGTGCAGTGATGGGCCGCTACCAAACACCGTGGACTGAGGAAGATAAGAAAACAGCTTTCGAGATGTATGCCAAGGGTGTGTCATGTCGTTGGATTGGGGCGCACTTCGGTCGAACCCGTAACTCAGTCATTGGCATGATGTATCGGTCTGGGGTTAACACAGGCCGACCAACTATGGAAAAGCCGCCCAAGGCTCCAGCACCGCCAAAGCCAATAACAACCGTTTCATTGGCCCCGATCCGCAAACCATCCATCGTCACTCAATTGCTGAAACTGAAATCACCAATACCGGAACCAGCAGGTGAAGGACGCATCGCCTTTCCGGCTTGGACCAACAGCAGATGCAAATATGTGATTGGGGCCGTCAAAGGCGCAGAAACCATCGCCTGTGGCGAACCTTCGATTAGTCACACAAGGCCGTGGTGCAAATACCATGCACAAATCGTCTACACACCAGCGAGGCCAAAATGACAGGTTTTGCTAGTAAAAAGAAATCCTCAAACCGTGAAGGGGTTGAAATGGGGAAACGCTCAGACTTTGAACGCAAGAAACTGGATTATTATCCAACACCTTTAGCGGCCTTTGTGCCGCTAATTCCACATCTGCCTAACACTGGCACGTTCTGCGAACCCTGTGCTGGCGGTGGTGTATTAATTGACCATATTGAGCGGCATACGCAATTACGGTGCGTGTCAGCCTTTGACGTTGAGCCTCGTCGGGCAGACATCAGGGTCGGCGATGCGTCATGGGCATTGCCGGAAGACATGTGGGAGGCCGACTTCTGCATTACGAACCCGCCTTGGGATCGGCCTGTCTTGCACCAGATCATCGAACGATTACCATCTTTGAAGCCAACTTGGTTACTGTTTGACGCTGACTGGATGCATACCCGGCAAGCCAGCCGTTATCTTGAGATTTGCCACAAGGTCGTTGCAATTGGTCGCGTGAAGTGGATCGAGGATTCTGATGGTGCTGGCAAGGACAATGCTTGCTGGTATTTCTTTGATGCGTCCTTTAAGGGCGATACAACCTTTGTGGGGCGACCATGACCGCTGACGATTTTGAGGACTTTTATCAATTGGTGAAACGAGAATATTCCATAACCGACACCGTTTTGTCGAAGGTTTTGGGATGCAGCCGCCCAACCCTTACTAAATGGCGCAAAACAGGCGCGCCGCTTTATGTTGGTTTAGCCTGCACTGCCGTAATTAATGGCCTTGATCCATACGCCAAACATCGTTCCAGTCCCCAACCTCTTCTGGAATCCTGACCTCAACCTCACGAGCAAACTGAGTATACAAACGATTCGCGGTAGCATAAGCCTTGGCATGCCCCGCGAAATTTTTGTCATTGTCCCCAAACACAATGATATATTCCGCAACACTTGGCGGGTTCCATTTAGCTAACATCGTGCCGTTAATCGCAGACCAAACAGGCATGTTAAACATTCGTGAGGCCGACAGAGCGGTTTCTATACCCTCGGCAATCCCCATCACTTTAGCCGCTGGCATGAGACGGATTGCACAGCCATCTGGCAATTTGCCAGCCATCACCCGTTTAGTAGGGTAGCCTTCAACAACCCGCTTGGTTCCATCTGGGTTCAAATATGTCAGGTGGATGTTGATTGCCCGGTCATCATGGCTGACGATTTTTGAAACCATCATAGTTTGCCGATCTGATACATATTCACGGATTGCATTAGAAGGCCATACAAAGCCCGTTCTGTGTTTTAGGTAGGCATGGACCGCCCCACCCTCTACAGGCCGCTGGCTGGCCTCCCAAATGCGTTTAATCATCATTCTATTAGCATGGTCCTGATCATTTGGCACAAAGGTCGGCTTAATATCCAAAAACAGGTTGATGCGGGCAAAGGTTTCTTTCGCCGAGATGCCCAGCAGTTCAGAAACCAGATCGAAGCCGTCTCCATTGCCACATCCGTTGCACCAGTAAGTGCCGTTGCCGCCCTTGTTGTCGTATCTGAATCGATCCTTGCCACCACATACAGGGCATGGGCAGTGCCGACCGTTCATCCATTCACCGCCAATGCCAAAGTGGGCGAAGATTTCTGTCCAACGGTTAGCTGCGTGTTGTTTCGTTGTCATTTTGCTTTGCTCTTTGCTTTGACGATGTTGCGGTGTTTAATCCAACTAAGAGTCGCTGGTGTTGGATTGTGAGCCATTTCCCTATCCATTGTATTTGATGGAGCGACACCAAATTTGTCTTTGTAGGCGTAATAAGCCCACCCGCTTTTAAAGCCATGATCCTCCGCATAACCAACCAATTCGGCATGGAAATCCTGCTTTTCAATCATTGTGTAGGCCGAAGCCTTTTTCTTGCCATCCCGACCCATTTCAACCAGTTCGCCGTCAATATGCTCAACCTGATCAAAAGGCTTTGGCTTTGCGCCACAATGCGGGCAAATATAAACCTTAACTGGGATCAGATATGTGCAAGCCTTACATTCACGGGGCAGCTTTTCTTCTTTTTTGCGTGGGTCAGGTTTCTTTTTCTTGGCCCCATCATCCAACTTGGTGTGGTGGATGTCGGTGACAAACCCCAGCCGTAGGGTCGTGTCGCTATGATCCAAGATCAAACAATGATCTTTCCCCTGTGCCGTCCTAAGCCCCCTACCTATGATTTGCGTGTAAAGAATTTCGCTTTTGGTAGGGCGGGCAAGGATAACGCACCGCACATCCCAATCAACGCCAGTGGTTAAAACACCCACGTTGCAAACAACCTGCACCGCACCGCTGGCAAAATCATCGGCAATCCGTTTGCGTTCTTCCAAATCGGTGAAGGCATCGAGATATGCCGTCATGACCCCGGCCTCCTGAAATTTCTTTTCGATGTTCTGCGCGTGGGCGCGATTAACCGCAAAGCACAGGGTCGGTCGGTTCTGCCCACGCTCAAGCCATGTCGAGACGATGTCGGCAACCAATGGGGCTTTGTCCATTGCCGCGCCCAACTGCTTTTGGTCGTAATCCCCGGCAACTGTTTTCACACCGCCAAGGTCAGGGTGGCTAGGAGCCATCACCTTGAAATCTGAAAGATGGCCCTGATTGATCAATTCTTGTGTTGTAGTTCCAATGATCAGATCATCCCAAAGAAGGCCCATGCCTTTGGCCCAAGGTGTCGCAGTTAGGCCAATGACAGGCACATTCCGCCAATCGGGATGGTTGAACCAATCATGGTAAAACTTAAACGTGACATGCGCCTCATCAATAATGATCAGATCGGCTTTGGGTATGACACGGTTTTGAAGGGTCTGGACCGAGCAGACTTGAACGGGCTGGCGGTAGTCCGTCCGCTCATGCATGGCTTGGATGACCCCAATGTCCCAAATGCCGTTCTGCTCGAACCGCTCGACGGTCTGGTCGATCAGGCTGATCGCCGGGACGCAAAACAAAACTTTCTTGCCCTTCTCCTGCGCCATGTTGACGATGGCAGCGGCGGCAATGGTTTTGCCCGCACCTGTCGGCATCTGAAGGACTGGACGCTTCTTACCGCCAATGAGGGATTGTCTAACATGCTGGATGGCAGTGTCTTGGTAGTCTCGTAAATTCATCGTTGTCATCGTCGGGCCTCGCGTGTGTGTGCGTTAGTGACTCTTAGAGAAAGTCTTCTTCTGGAGGTATTCTTCCTGTATCTGTATCTGTATCTGTATGGTTGAACGGTTGTTGCCCACAAGTTGAACTTGGATTGAACGACCGTTGAACGACCGTTGAATTTTCGTTTCCATTCAAACGTTTACGGGCAGATGCTTTTCCAGCGTTAGACGCTTTGGTTGCTCGTGCCTTTACACGCCGCAATTCAAGGTCAACCCGTTTATGATGCCACAAACCGCCCTTAATTTCAAAAAATTCTTCCAATGAAAGGCGCACTCCTGCCCAATCAAATTGGTCCATTTTAACAATGCTTGACAACTTTTTGTCGTTGTCTTCAAGAGCGCAACCCCGTTGCCAATAATGGAGAATAAGAAGAAAATATGCGCCATGTTCCTGCGTAGTCAGGTGTTGGGTGTCAGTCAGATAATCGCTGGGATAGAAGGGCATATATGGGATCGCACTAGCCATCTGAATCACCTAATTTTTGGTTGATCCGATGGGCAAACGGAAATATATTGATCCCGTTATCCAATCGGAACAGCGCATTGTTCCGCAATCAGGGTCATCCGGTTTGCCGCTGGATGGCCCTTCTTCTTTTAAAATGCACAGATCATCCCCGCCAGTCAAATAAAAAAAAGGCCGGACCCGTTAAGGCCCGGCAAGTTTTGGGAGGAAACGCTCTGAGACAAGAGCAGAATCACCTTATGCGTGGTTTGCCTGTGCATCAATCTTTTTCTGATGGCTTCGCACAGCATTCAGCACAGTCGTATGATCTCGATTAAAGATGCGCCCAATCTGCGTTAGGGTCATGCCCAAATCATTGCGGGCTTTATATTGAACTTCATGACGGACAACCACGATGGCTTTTTTAGCGCAGGGTGACAGCACCACTTGTGGATCGACCCCATGCATATGGGCAACATCCCGAAGCATCTGCACGAACTTGTAGCGAGGCACATTGATGTCGAACATAAACGAATCGACGGACTTCTCTGGCTCCTTGTCCGGCTCAGGTTCGCGGAAGACAACAGCAGGCGCAACGACACCTGTGCCGCCTGACACGCCTCCCAACCGTTTCTTCACCGCCAGATAGTGGGCTTTCATTTCTGCTAGGGTTTTTAGTTCAGGTAAAGATTTGGAATCTTCCATGTTTGATCCTCCAATGAGTAAACGATAAGGGTAATGGGTGGACCATTCTCGACCCACTCAGCGGCAATTGCTTTGCAAAGCGAATCATCTTCAATAATGTTCAACCGTGTCAAAAGATCGCTGGATGCTTTCAACAGGTTGTCTAAATCGCGTTTGCGCTTGTCTGGCCTGACAGCCTGCACTTGCAGCACATAGGGGCCAAGGACAATTTTGCGGGTTTGCTGTTTGACGAGCCAACCAGCCTCCTCCAACCATTCCTTATATTTGGGCGACTTAAATACCTTTCCTTGGCGGTTAGTCTGCCATAAGGAATTTGCGCTCGGAGGAAAGGGTAACTCAAGCCTGATCATCAGTTTTATCCAAATAGGCCAGCATCAACTCTTCTCTGGATATGCCAGTTGCGTAATGCAAGTTCCTGAGCAGGCCTTTCCTTGGCAAATGCAGACCCCGTTCAATTCGGGATACAGTTGCCGCCGTTGAACAGACCCTTCCAGCCAGTTCAACTAACGATATATTGTGTGTCGTGCGCCACTGACGCAATGGATGTTGTGTTTGCATGTCTTGTAAATGGGGCTAAATTCCTAAAATGTCAATTTTCCGTGTGGATGGTTGACATATTTTTCGTTTAATGCAAATTAGAAGGGCAAGGAGAACAACGCACATGACACCGCTTTTAACACCCGAAGGCGAACAAGCCTATCAACTCTTCCTCGAATTGATCTGCGGCGTGATTGTATTCATCGTCACGATCAACATTATCGCGTGGATTCTTGAAAAGATCGCGGAGGAAAATCATGAGTAACCTTTACAATGCGCTGATTGATGCCGCCAAAGGCATGCGCCAAACGAACCAACGATACATCCAAATGCTTAATGATTATCGAATGGGAAAGCGGGAAACCGCCAAATACAAACGTTACATGAAACAAAACATCAAAGAAGCCCGCTTCTATCTTCATATGGCTAAGGCAGAAAAGGAATATATCAAAAATGTCAAAGAGTTACGAAGTGGCAATCTTGGAACGGATCATCAACAATCTTTATGATTCGTATCCAGAATTAAAACTGGATGATGACCTGCGCCTCGACATGCTTGAAGGGTCCACCACATTTGTGGAAACCATCGACCGCTTGTTACGGAAAATTAAAGATGACCATCATTTGTCCAATGCAGCGTCCACTGCCATTATTGAAATCAAAGAACGCCGGGACCGTTTTGATCGGCGTATTGAATTTAATCGGGAAGTGATTCGCCAGTTGATGGAAACTGCTGACATCCGCAAATTGGAATTGGCACTTGGCACGATTAGCCTGTCCAATAAACCGAAATCGGTTGTAATTATTAATGAAGAAAAAATCCCAGACGATTATTTCCGAATTAAAAAAGAACCAAACAAAACTGCACTTAAAGCCGCTTTAGAAGCAGGGGAAACCGTCGAAGGTGTAACCTTGTCCAATGGCGGAACAACCATTCAAATTAGGTGAAAATAATGCCACATCCGATAGCAACTGCACCTACCGCTAAAATTGCTAAAGCACTCCACGCTGTTATGGCTAAAGTGTCTTATGTTCAAAAAGACGGTAAAAATTCTTTCCACGGTTATAAATATGCGTCAGAAGCTGCACTGCTTGCCGCTTTGCGCCCAGCGATGATTGAAGAAGGTATTTTCTTCATTCCGTCTATCAGCATGGTTAAGCCGATTGACGATCATGGCAACACCCATGTTGAAATGGAATATACCCTTGTCCATAAAGACGGTGAGGTTTGGCCCTACAACATCCGTGCTGCTGGCATGGGCAACGACCGCTCAAAGAACGGGGCTGTAGGCGACAAAGGCGTCTACAAGGCCATCACTGGGGCAAACAAATATCTGCTGTTTAAGATGTTCCAAATTGAAACTGGTGACGACCCTGAAAACGAAACCCATGAAGTACCAGCCCCATCCCCGGCCCCAACTAAAGCTGCACCGCCCTCTCCACCAACCGAACCAGCTGCAGATGATCTGAAAACCTACCTCGCAGTCATTAAATTGGGATTGGATACTGCGACCGACGAAAAAGCCATCAGGACTTTTTGGACGCAGGAAGCAGAAAACCGCCAAAAGGTAGGAATTATGAATAATTCCGAGGCTTTCAAACTGTTGAAAACCGCGCATGCACAACGCATTGCTGAACTTAAAAAGGATGCTGAATAATGGCTTACGAACAACGTGATAACAGCGGGTCGTTCTTTATTAATGACCGCAAAGAAAAAGACAGTCACCCAGACTTTAAAGGGTCAATCCAAGTTGACGGTTCTGATTATTGGTTGAGCATTTGGACCAAGAATGGTGCAAAGGGTGAATTTTGGTCTGTTTCTGTTTCTCCCAAAGAAGCAAAGCCGGGTAATAACCAAGCACGTCCTATTACCCAAGGCACATCATCTCTTAGCAAAAAGTCGGCCCCAGTTTCAAATGCTGATGCCCTCGATGATGATCTGCCTTTTTGATGTCAATAGAAACCGAAGAATGGGTGGTGTTGTTCTATCGTAGGGATCGTAACAACATGACCCGCAAAACCAAAATCGGTAAAGCCTTCCTGCGGAGCAATGACGTTATCAATGTCTGCTTGGAGGTTTTGCCTCTCGTCAACGAGCATGGGGAATGCTGGATAACGCTAGCCCCATACAACCCAGATCATGTGGAAAATGACTAAATTTATTACCGACCAAATGATGGAGGAGGCTTTAGACTTCCTTGCTATGTCGTCGGAACATCTGGCTCAGGCACGGGCTAATCGCGTCCGGGCCGAACATGCGAGAAAGAGGGTCAGGGCAAACCTGATCCTCAACTCAATGGAAAAGTCAGTTGTTTTGCGCGAAGCTGATGCGGAAACGGATCAGCGTTATGCCGAAGCCGTTGACGCTGAATGCGAGATGATTCGGTTAGATGAATATTATCGGGCTGAACGAAATCGATGCGATGCTATCATCGAGGCTTGGCGGTCTGAGCAGGCCAATGCCAGAGCGGGGAGTAAGTTCCAATGACAATAACTGTCACTTTGACAGAAAACGAATTGTCTATCTGCCGGATGTTAGGGAACATGCGGTCAATGCTAGCCAGAAATGCCAGCGTTAAAGATAGACGGGTTGGGTATAAGCCAGCTATTGAAATGGATGAAGATGGTGTTGTTGGTGAATATGCCTTTTGTAAACACTTCAATATCTTCTTCAACCCAGCGTTTGAATTAAGATCAGGTGGGTCAGATTGTATATACAAAGGGCAAAGAATTGACGTAAAAACCACCCGATACCCAAATGGCAAAATTGCGGCGTCACTTAAACAAACTGAGAATAAGGAAGTTGATGTTTATGTGCTGGCAATAATGTCAGACCATATTGTCAAAATTGTTGGGTGGACAAAATACGATGAATTAATCCGCCCAGAAAACATAAAAAGTTTTGGGTATGGTGATTGTTATATGATGGCTCAAGAATCTTTGCATGCTTGGAAAAATCATGACTGAAGATATGGGAACAACAAAAAGGGGTAATTTATCTACAAGACGCAAACTGGCGATTTGGGAGCGGGAACATGGCAAATGCATGGTTTGCTCCGTCAAATTGACGACAGGTCGCTTTATTTATGAACATGTCCGTGCGCTTGAACTTGGAGGCACTGACACAGATGAAAACATAAGGTTGACATGCATTGGTTGCGCCAAAGAAAAGACAAAAAACGATCATCAAACAGCAGCGAAGGCGAAGCGGTCGAAGGCCAACACGCTTGGATTAAAGTCGCCCTCAAAAACGCCTCTGCCGTTCGGGAAGAACAGCAAATTCAAGAAGAAGATGGACGGCAGTATCGTCCCCAGATAAAGGAAAATACAATGACAACTGCACCAGAAGTTTTGGCCCTCGCTAACCGCACTTATGCTGACAGAAGTCAGGAATATGGGGCAATTAAGACATCGTTTACCCGTATTGCAACCATCTCAAGCACGGTGCTGAACAAAACCATTACGCCTCACGACATCGCAATTGTTATGATTGCATTGAAACAATCACGGATTACGTCAAACCCGCAGCATTTGGATTCATATGTCGATCTGGCGGTATACTCTGCAATCGCCGCAGAACTGGCTATGACCCACAAGATGCCACAGGTAGGGGAACCGTTCCTTGCCGATGTTGAAGCTGCTCTGCAAGCCGCAGAATGATTTTATAGGCTGGGGATGGGTAACTGTCTCCAGCCTTATGACCAATTGAGAATAATTTTTCCATTAGCACCTACACCACCATAAAGTCCTTGTGTAGTAGGGCCAGATGCGCCGCCAGCAGCAACAATTAACTGTATTGTTGTTCCGGCTACAAGTTGGCTTGGGTTATATGTTTTAGACGCATATGCGCCACCGCCACCACCGCCCGCGATAGCGTAAAACTTTGAACCCCTATCGCCAACCATTCCTTGCCCGCCCCCGCCGGGAGGATTGCCAGCAACGCCGTTTGTCCCGGCTGCGCCATTTTGGTTAGGTGTATCGGCCCCCCCGTTTGGCGAACCACCACCATGAGCATTATTATACCCAGTGAAACCCGCACCGCCATCATAGCCAGATGTGTTTACATCGCCGCCTGATGCAGTTCCACCTGTTCCACCATAGCCAGACGAAACGCCACCGTTTCTGTCTCGTCCGGCATTCCCGCCCCCACTACCACCATTAGCAATAACTGCTGCCGCAAATGAACTAGTGCCACCTGCTACACCATGAAGATTTGGATCATTGGGGTCTGTAAATGATCCAACTGTTCCACCGCCGCCGCCGCCGCCACCGCCGCCGCCCCACAAAACAACACTAAAACTCGTGCGGAATAGCGGGACAACAAACTGATACACTCCGGGGATTGTATATGACACGCCCCCAACAGGAGATGGCGTCACAGGATTTGTGCCAGTCTTGTTATAAAAATCAGAGAATGCAATTTGACCAGTAGGGAAAGTTCCAGTTGTCAAAGAGTTTGGGACATACCAAACAGTGCCACGATACACATCAAGATTATTTCCGCGAGCAAACGCAGAATTAATATCAAACATCGTAATTGTGCCGCTGGATGGAGTAGCCATTATTTGTTCTCCAGCTTTTTCACCTTGGCATGCAATTCATTGATGGCCTGAACCAATAACGGAACAAGGCGTTCATACTGAATTGTCAGGTAATTTTCGCCAGTCAAACTGCCGCCATCGCCGTCACGGTCAAATGGGGCAATTTTTACTGCTTCAGGCATAACTCTTTGC